CTGGAAGGTCACACCAAAGGTATTCGAGGATGAGGACACGGAGACAGAAACGGCATTCGAGATTCGATGGAATGAAATCCAGAACCTAACTCGCGGTGAGGAGAACCATTTCAAGGACAACGAGGGATCAGAGATCTGGCGCAAGTGTAAGAAGGTTGACAGACTCTCTGGCATTGGCAAGTATGGTATCCTCGTTATCGGCTTCGACGATGGCCAAGATCTTGAGGAGGAAGTTACCAAGAAAGAAGGCATGGATGTAAACTACATATCCGCGTACAGCCAACTGGCAGTAGACATCGAGGGATTAGAACAAGACGAGAAGAACCCACGATACATGATGCCAACGTGGTATAAGATTACCACAGGGTTCGATACGGACGAAGACGTCAACATCGGTGGCAAAGCGGGTGATACATTCCGGGTACACTATAGTAGAGTGATACACGTTAGTGAGGATACGGGAGAAGGCGACCTGTTCCATACACCGAGGATGCAATTGCCATTTAACCTACTCCACGGTGCCAGGAAACTGTACGGTGCTGGTCCAGAAGGTTATTGGAAGATGTGCTTTACCAGCCTATTGATCGAGGCACATCCGGGTGTATCCCACGACGACATTGACCACGCCTCCGTCAATACCGAAATCGACAAGTACCAAAACGGGTTACAGAAAGTCCTGAAGCTGGTCGGGTTATCTGGCAAGGCCGTGGCACCGTCCGTGGTTAATCCACAACCGTTTATCGATACGTGTATTGACGCCATCTGTATCCACTTAGAGATACCGAAACGCATATTCCTTGGCAGCGAGCGAGGGGAACTGGCTTCTTCTCAGGACCAAACTTCATGGGCCGAATCCGTTGGCGACAGGCAGACTATGCACGTTACGCCGAACATCCTCGTGCCACTAATCAATCGCCTAATCAATATGGGAGTCTTACCAGTACCACCTGACGGGTTTTCTATCGATTGGCCAGACCTAACGCAGCCTACTAAGGAACAACAGACTAACGTGGCCAAGGGAGTTACTGAGGCAATCTCCAAATTCGTCCAAGGTGGTATTGGAGATTCCTTTATGACCAAAGTAGATTTTCTTGTCGAGGTTATTGGCATGGAATCAGAGAAGGCTCAAACCATCATCAATAACTTTGAGGATGAGTTTCCTAACCATGAAGATGATCTGTTACTAGGTTTGGAAGACGAAGAAGATGAAGGAGCAGAAGAAGATGGCAAACCCCCAATCCCTGGACTCCCAGTGCCAAAGCCTGGGGTTAAACCCAAGCCTGGTAAGAAACCTCCTGGAACCCCAGCTGCCAATAAACCAGTCAAAGGAGAAAGGCCGCAAAATCCGACACCTGCCAAGTCCAAAGGAAATAGCAAAGGAGACAGCGGAAATAAGAGCGGACTGGACAAGTGACGATTTTGAAAGACGATCCACGGGGATTGTCCAACACTATACTATCCCGATGGCAAAGATGACCGAGTTTGATCAATGAGCAAAATAGATCCAACGAAAACGAAGATGCTGCGTGAGCGGTTTGAACGCGATTTACGCAAGAGGTTCAACCGCGTCCGTAGTGCCATCGTTACGTTGATTGTTCGTCAGGATGTCTTTGGGATGGCTACTTCGGAACCCTTGGTCAATACGAAATGGAAGGCACGAACCTCAGATAAGAAATTGAAGTTGTTCCAGGAGTGGTTGAATAAACAAGTTGGTAAAGAGTTCTCCAACGAAGAGTACTGGGAACAGTACATTAAGGAGGCATACAATAAGGGTGGTTCAAATGCGTATAACGCTACGCGGAAAGGAGCAAAGGCTACTGCCACTAATCCCGATCAATTAGCTTTCTATGAGGGAGGAAGACAGGAATTCTTGGCATCGGCTTTTAACACGCCGGCATCTAAGGAGAAAGTGAAACTAATGGCATCGCGAGCCTTCACCGATCTCCAAGGAGTCAACGAAGCTATGTCCACGCAGATGACTAGAGTTCTAACGGACGGGATGATCAATGGAGAGAATCCCCGAAAGTTGGCAGCGAAACTCGTCAAGGCTGTAGACGGTATCGGTAAGAATAGAGCGATGACTATAGCACGCACGGAGACCATCCGAGTACACGCTGAGGGACAATTGGATGCGTTCGCTGTACTAGGGGTCGAAGAGTTAGGAGTGATGACCGAGTGGGACACAGCGAACGATGACCGAGTATGTAAGCTCTGCGTACCGTTAGATGGCATAACGGTATCTCCGAAAGAAGCCAGAGGAATGATACCACGCCATCCGAATTGCCGATGCGCATGGATACCCGCGAACGTAGGCGAGGACAAGTCGGCACAGAAACGTGGCAAGCGAGCCAGGGCTGCTATGGATAAATCGGTAGGAAAAGAGATCCCAGCTAGTGCCACCCGATCAGTAGCAACTCAGAAGCGTAAGTCACCATGGCAGGGAGCTAGTAAGAAGATTGGCAAACCTCACAAAGATATCTTAGACGATTAGGAGCAACCATGAACTACCCAGCTGACCATCCTATGTGGCGATTATTACAGACTACTTCATACCTACTGTTTGCGGCATTCGTAATGTGGCTGAATGCGAGCAACTTCGATGAGACCGAACTGAAGGCACTATTCTACATTGGCACGTTTATGTTCGCGGGCGAGGGAGTAAAGCGAGCTATTGCCAAAATGACTAAGGAAGACAAAGATGGGAGCACTAATGATTGAAGCAAGACATCTGACCGGACTCGAAATAGCGTTGATGGATTACTTCGCGGATGGGATGAAGAAACCGATCCGTCAGGTACTCGACTTCATCCGGGAGAATCAAGATGACCAAGAAATATCGAAGACGAACGTGGTCATGACGATTACCAGACTACGTCGCAAACTCCCTAAAGGAAGGGAGATCCACTGTGTCTCTGAAGGCAAGCGTAAGTATTACGTCATGTGCCGAACCTTGAGCAACCCATAGGGACACGATTTCTCGATTACTCTAGCTGAGCAAGTTGTTCACGGCTAGGATTCAATTAACTGGAGGGCACGCCTATGGAAATCTTTGAAGCAATCGTAAACGGTACTCACCGTCAGGAATCTCTGAATGGTAAGGAACACATCGTTGTTCCCGTTCGGATGATGCGTGAGGGTATCTATGCTGGATCTCGTGGTCCGGTCTACTACTCCCGTGTCGAGAACAAGAAGAGTAATGACCAGTGGAACGGGATGCCAATCGTCCTGAATCACCCGTTCTCTTCCTCAGGAAAACCGGTCACGGCTCGATCTGCTAAAGTCTTGAACAAGTCTCAGGTAGGTGTCGTCCTCAATGCCATTACGGCTGACGATGGCGATATGAACGCTGAAGCTTGGATCGATATTACCACGGCTAATCGAGTTGACCAACGTATCGTCGATAACGTCATGAATGGAGTTGCTATCTCGGTTAGTACCGGAATTGGCAAGGCCAGACTCATCGACGATGAAGGCGTACATAACGGGGAAGCCTATACGTTAAGCGTAAAGGACATGGTCCCAGACCATCTGGCAGTTCTCCTTGATACACCGGCGGCTTGCGACGTTGACCAAGGATGCGGAATCCTAGTCAACTCCCTTTCATCCGGTGAAGTCCGAACCGCTCTTGGCAACCTCATTCGTGACTACGAAAACAATGAGGATATCTACATCGGTGAGGATGATGTTTTCCCACGGTTTGTCGTCTACATTAAAGATGGCAAGTTGTACCGTGTTTCCTTTACGAAATCTGATTCAACAATTAAGTTGTCCAGTACTCCCAGGCAAGTCGTCCGGGATGTTAAGTTCAAGACCGTTACCAATGATAAGGAGGCAACGATGCTCAAGTCTGAATTGGTAGAAGCGATTGTTAATAGCAATTGTGACTGCTGGAGTGCTGAGGACGAAGATGTCCTTAACGCTTTTGAAGTGCCAAAGCTGAAGAAGATCCATGCGGGTCTAACAGTGAACGAGCACAACCAGAATCTCGTCAACAGTCTTACTGAAGGCATCGAAACGAGCGATGTCAAAGTTTCTCTGGGGAAGGATGGCATTGAAATCGTCAACGCCCGCCCTGCCAAAGAGGAAGTCAAAGAAGAAGTCAAGGAGGAAGTCGTGACCAACGAATTCAAAGTCGAAGACCTGCCAGACGATGTCCAGGCGGATCTTGCCTTTGCTCGAAGAACTCGGCAGTCGCAGAAGGATGCCATCATCGTCAACTTGCTCGACGGAGTAGACGAAGACAAGCACGAAAGCCTCACCGAACTATTCAACGCCAAAGACGAAGACGAACTCACTGCCATGTTGGCTTTGAAGGCTCCATCGAAGAAGGCTGCCACGGCTTCCTTTAAGGGACGAGCGACATCCATCGACAACTCGTTCAAGGATGGACATCAGTTCGATGACCACGACGTTCTGACCGTTCCCGAAATGTCTTGGGAATAATCCTGACCACCTCATCTCTCGAAAGGAGATTTAACAATGGCAAAAGGCAACGGCATTCTTCTCGCTGCCCACCCTCGGGGGATTTTCCTCGAAGGTATTTGTGGAGAAATCTTTTCTCCTGGCAACCTGCTCCAACTGGACGCTGCTGTAGAACCAGTAAACGGTCGGTACACCTTTGAAGAATGGGACGGCACCGCCGATGGCGAACAAGCTATCGTCATCGTGGCAATGCCTGACAAACTTCAAGGCCGAACCGCCGACACTGCTTATGCGGCAGGCGACCGATGTTTTGCGTATGTTCCATGTCCAGGTGAAGAACTGAACGTAATGGTTCAGGCTTCCGCTGGTGCTCTTGCGATTGGTGCTAAGCTGATCCGGGACGACGCAACTGGAACCCTCATCTTGACCACTGGTACTCCTGAACAGGAACCCTTCATTATCTTGGAGACTGCCAGCGACCCAGCTTCGGACTCTCTCATTCACTGTATGGCTACCGGCTGTTAATAGCTGCCATTTAGTTCTCTTGAAAGGAGAAACTACACGATGTGGACAGACTTTATTATTAACGGCAATGCTCAGGGCGACCTGGCAGAAAGCCTTGCCATCGATAACGGGAATGGCCAACGGTTCGATACCGGGTTGCTACGTCCCTATATGGCCCCGCGTAAAAGCGATGGCCGAATGGTGCCAGTGTGTACGGTTTCGACCGGACGATCTGAGTACCGTAAGAAGGATGGCGATACCATCATGAATTCCGATGGCTCCCGAAAGGAGTTTCAGGTTTTCGAGGTAGTGGAGATCAAAGACCTGGTGGACAACGGCGTCCAGTCTCCAGTCTTTAATGCCACGACCCTCACCAAAGACCAGTGGGTACAGTTCGACCGTCGTGTCCAGCTGGCTACCCGTAAACGTCTACGGGCGTGGTCGGATCTCGCGTCTGCCAATACTCTTGGCGGATTCGACGGCATGTCCAGTTCGGTTCTCGAATACGAAACCATGACCGATGACGGTGAAGCCATCGTCGACATGGATGCGTTGTCCGAAGGCCGGACGGATAATAGTGAGTACACGCTCAAGGGAATCCCCTTGCCAATTACTCACAGCGACTTCTACTTGTCGCGTCGTGCACTCCAGATCTCTCGAAAGAGTGGTCGCCCTCACAGTACTGTCCGAGCAGAAGCAGCCGCCCGACGGGTTGCCGAAACTATTGAGCAGACGCTCATCGGTTCTGTGTCTGGTCTGAGTTATGGTGACGCTACAACTTATGGCGCAGTGCCACAGGTTAAGGGTTATACTAACCACGCTCAGCGAATTACCAAGACCGACTTGACGGCATCTGCCACCATTACTGGTGAAGTGCTTCTCGACGAAGTCTTGGTGATGCGGGAACTGGCATATGCCCAGAACCATTACGGTCCCTTCATCATGTATGTCTCGACCGCATACGATGCCAAGCTGGACGATGACTTTAAGGCCAACTCTGATAAAAGTATTCGTTCGCGAATTCTTGAGACAGACGGCATTACTGCCATCCGTCGGTTGGACTATCTTACTGGTGACGTGATCCTTCTTGTCCAGATGACCTCCGACGTTGTCGAAGCCATTAACGGCATGAACATTACGACTGTCCAGTGGGAGTCTGTAGGCGGAATGCGTCTGAACTTCAAGGTGATGGGAATTCAAGTTCCGTTCATTAAGGACTTCCCCGGTGGCAGCACTGGTATTGTCCACGGAACAACCTCGTAACCCTTGGAAGGGAGCACTCAGATGGCAAGGTTTAAGGTACTCGTTGGAGTTCATAGCGAAGGTGGCAAGACTTACGGGAAAAATGAAGAGGCTGGGGACATTGTCGAAACCGACAACGACCTGACCAAACATAATTCCCAAGGGTCCATAAAATTCGCTTTGGTCTCCAACGACGGTGGGATGGTCATTCATGAAGTCACGCCGGATGCGGACGAAGATGACGATGGCAATCCTGATTTCGATAAGATGTCTTTGAAGCAGTTGAGAGAATTCGGTGACGCTAACGACTTGGAGTTCCAAGCCAATGGCAACAAGGCCGACACTCTCAGCGATATCAAAGCCCAATGGGGAGAACTGACGGATGGCTAACAGGGTAACCCTAGACGCGGAAGTGACTGGACTACTTGATGGGTACGACAGTACCATATTACTGGCAGTCTTTATTACAACCGCTAACCAGATCACTGATCAACTGGAAGCTGAGGACTCTACTTCGATATTGTCCACGGCAGAACTGACCCAAATCGAAGCCTGGTTGGCAGCGCATTTTTATTCAATGCGAGACCAACAGCTTAAAGCGAAATCGACAGGCTCAGCGTCTGGCAGTTTCCGGGGTGTTGACGGTCTAGGATTCTCTGGAACTCTTCACGGCCAGTCGGCAATGTTACTCGACAAAACCGGCTGGCTCGCGAAGAGAAATAAGGAAATGATGGAGGGTAGGAAATTTACTGCCACCGCCAATTGGGGTGGTACCGAATACTCCGAGTCTAACCAGAACATTCACTAATGACTGACCGAATCGAAACTAACGGGGCAACAACCACTTTTGCTTATTGGGCAAAAACTGGCAACGACCGATATGGAGAACCGCTAGTTGCAGCGGCATCCGATGTAACAGCGAGGATCGAACGCTCCAACAATCGGATAGATGATCCGAAGGGAAAGACGGTAGACACGGACGCGACATTATACGGGCTGTCTCAGGACGTTATAGCGGGTTCAATAGTTTGGCAAGGAGCATCGGCAGACTACGCTACTGCCACGGATCTTTTTGAAATCACTTCGTTCTCCAAGGTACCAGATATCAAGGGGAACAACTTTCGCAGGGAAGCTACTATCAGGCGGTTCAAAGATAAGCTGCCACTCATCAACTCGTAGGAGCATAATCGTGGATGTATTGAAAGCACTATTGGCGTCAAAGAAATTTACTGCCATGATAATTGGGATCATCGCTACGTTCATGTCGGATCGATTCGGTCTACCGAAGGAACAGATGATTCAGGTCATCGGCTTGATCATCTCCTACATCATCGGTCAGGGAATCGCCGACCACGGTAAGGAAGCTGCCAAGATCATCGAAGGCGTTGAACCGGGAGATAGCAAATGACCCCCAACCAAATGATCGCTCTGGCAGTTGCCGGATTCTCCGTGTTCATGTATCTCAGAAATGAAGAGACCAAGAAAGAAGTCACCGATGAATTAGAACCCGAAACGAAGAAGCTGCCAAACACGCAGAAGAAGTTATCCGAATTCCAGAGACGAGTGGCAGAGATTATTGCCGCCTGTCCCTACGCGGATGCTCCTTTGAAGCTCGATTATCTCACCGGTGGCAAGACTACGATAGACGTGGTCAAAGCGGAAATGGTGAGGCTCGGGGAAAAGAATGGAGGCAAGCTAATCGATGGACAGTAAGTATATGTCACTAATCGGCCTGATTGTCGCGGCCCTGATAGCTTTTCTTCCTCAGAAAGACCAGGATGGTAATCCTGTAGTCGATGGAGATGCCTTTCATAGATCCGCTGAGCAATACAGGGAAGGGGTTGCCACTATCTTGATCGAAATGAAAGATGACGACAAGACGGATGCGGTTGCCAAGGAAATGACCAAGCGGTTTGCTACTATACGAGAACCTGCTTTTGATTCGGTCAAAGACGAGTTGCTCAGTTTCTGGTGGAACGGTAACGCCGAAGAGGCTGCCATACTTTTGCGAGAGCATAAGACCACCGGTGTACAGGAGACTATCAATGCCGAATAATATGGAGCAGGGATTCGTTGGCGGATGGCGAATCGACGAAGAGAATTGGGACGACTTGGACTCACTACCCGGTGAGAACGAAGTCCTGGCAATGCGTGGTCACTATGAAGTTAATGACTTCGATGCCCGCGAGATTCTCAAAGTCGAAAACCAAATGTCTCAAGGGGCATGCCAAGGTCACGCGATTTCTTCGGCGTTGGAGATGGCGTCTTGTATCGCTATCGGTCAGAAAAGTTTAGAGTTGTCCAGGGCGATGGGGTATTACGAAACCCAACGACTGGATGGCATTAATGGCGATCGTGGCTCTACCATTTCCGGTGGAGTTAAGTTGGCCATGAATACGGGTATCTGTCGCGAGGATCTTTGGAAGTATCCTGGCAACAAGTACA